TCCGAGCTGGCCGACTGCGTCCCGATTCTGCGGCGGATCGATCGGCTGACGCTCGACAAGATGATGACGTCGGCGGTCGCCGGATTCCGGCAGAAATGGGCGACCGGGTTCGAGGTCCCGACCGACCCCGAGACGGGAAAGCCGATCGAGCCATTCAAAGCCGCGGTCGATCGACTCTGGATTTCCGAGGACAAAGACTCGAAGTTCGGGACGTTCGAGGCGTCCGAGCTGGCGCCGTATCTGACCGCGATCGACGCCGAGATCGCGGCGCTCGCGGCGATCTCGCGCGTCCCCTCGCATTACCTGATCCAGCAGTCGCTCGCGAACCCGCCCTCGGCCGAGTCGCTGATCGCGGGCGAGTCGGGGCTCGTCGCCAAAGTGGGCGAGCGGCAACGGCGCTTCGGCGAGGCGTGGGAACGCGCGATACGGCTCGGGCTCGCGCTCGCCGAGACGACCGTCGAGACGCTCGAAGTCGTCTGGAAAGACGCCGAGATGCGGAACCCGGCGCAGGTCGCCGACGCCGCCGTGAAGCTGCAGACGATCGGCATTCCCGACCGCGCCCTCTGGGAATACATCGGCGCGACGCCGCAGCAGATCGACGCTTGGACGATCGAGGCCGCCGCCGCCGCGCTGACCATCCCGACCCCGCCGCCCGCCGCATGAGTACCGCCGTCGACAGGGCGCATCGCCGGGCGCAGCGCCAGCTCGGCGTCGTCGTCGAGCGTCGTCTGCGCGGGCTGATCGCCGGGCTACCCGAGCCCGAGGCGCAGTCGGCGATGACCCTCTACAACCGGACGGCGACCCCGCTCGTCGCGGGCGCGCAGATGCAGTCGGCGTCGCTCGCGATCGCCTACGTCGGCAGGCGCGCGAAACCGAGACGCGCGCCCTCGATCGGCCGGGCGCTACGGGGCGTCGCGATCGACGCGGCTTCGCCCGTCGCGACCTCGCCGATCCTGCGCCTCTGGGGGCTCGTCGAGCAGGGCGCGACCGTGAGCGAGGCGCAGCTCGCCGCCGCGTCGTACGCCTGGGGACTCGCCTCGAACGATCTCGCCGTCGCCGAGCGCGGCGGACTCGAAGAGGGCGGCGCCGTCGCGGGCGAGCGTGTCATCGGCTGGCGCAAAGAGGTCGACCCGAGCTGCTGCGATTGGTGCCAGCTCGTCGCCGACGAACGGATCTACAGCTCGGCCGACTCGGTCCCATTCCACGAGCGCGACCAATGTTCGGTCGCGCCTGTTTTCGAAAGCGAGGGCGAATGATGGCAGGACGACGCACGGCGCCAAGCGAGGCGACCGAAGAGACGACGACGACCCGGACGAAGCGCGAGCCCGAGCCGGGCGACATGGTCGACATCGGCGAGGCCGCCGCGACTGGCGAACACGCCTACGCGGGCGAGCGCTCGGAAGAGGTCGACGACGATCGGGCCGACGAAGAGAAGCCGGGCACGGCCGCCCATCTCGGCGACAGCCCGTACGCGGGTGGGCTCGATGGCTGACGATCCGAACCCGACCCCGAGCCCCGACCCGCAGCCGCCGCCCGACCCGGCGCCCGACCCGACGGCGCCCGACCCCGGCGACCTCGAAGGGCTCGACGAACGAGCCCGACGGCTCGTCGAGCGCGCCAACGCCGAGGCCGCCCAGCGACGCCGCGAGCTGCGCGAGGCGCAGACGCGAGCGCAGACGGCCGAGCGCGAGCTGGCGACGTACCGGCAGGCGCAGGAAACCGAAACCGAGAAGCTGATCCGCGAGGCCGAGCAGCGGGGCGCCGCGAGCGTCGCCGGACGGCTGCTCGACGCCGAGGTCACGATCGCCGCGGCCGGACGGATGCGCTACCCGCAGGACGCCGGACGGCTGCTCTCCGAAGCGCGTCGCGCCGAGCTGCTCGCGATCGAGGACTCGGACGAACGAGCCCGAGCAGCCGAGGCCGCCGTCGCCGAGCTACTCGAAGCGCGACCCGAGATGTCGCTCGAAACGAACGGCGGGACACGACCGCTCGTGACGCAGGGCGGACGTTCGGCGCCGCCGGGCTCGTCGCCGAAGACGCCCGACGACTGGCTACGCGAGGTCGGACGGCGCTAGATGTCGGCGCTACCCGTCACGGTCGACCTCTCCGCGTACCGCGGCGACTCGTGGGCGCAGACGTTCCGATTCCTAGAGGGCGGCGAACCCGTCGACCTCGCCGACCCGGTCGTCGTCGCCTGCTGGGCGAAGGCGCTCGGGCGCGAGCCGCTGACGATGCGCGTCACGAAGGGCGAGCCCGGCGAGGTCACGATCGCGCAGCCCGAGGACGGGCTCGACTGCGGCTCGTATCGCTACGACGTCGAGGTTCGAGACAACGGCGATGTGACGACCTGGGTCCGCGGGACGCTGGCCGTGACGGGCGACGTGACGAACGCCGATGTCGACGACTGACGTCATCGAGGTCATCCGCGACACGGCGACCGTCGAGGTCGTCGAGGGCGGACAAGTCGGCCCGCCCGGACCGCAGGGGCCGCCGGGTGATCCCGGCCCGCCCGGCGACGACGGCGCGACCGGCCCGCCCGGACCGCAGGGGCTACAGGGCGTCCCCGGCCCGCAGGGGCCGCAGGGCGTCGAGGGCGCCGCGGGTGCGACGGGTGCGCCGGGCGCCACGGGACCGCCCGGCCCGCCGGGCTCGACGGGTGCGCAGGGGCCGCCGGGCTCGACCGGCCCCGCAGGGCCAGCCGGACCGCAAGGCCCGCAGGGCGAGCCGGGCGCCGGGCTCGAAGTGCAGGGCTCGGTACCGACCGTCGGCGACCTGCCGACCGATGCCTCGCCGGGCGACGTCTGGATCGTCGAGGCCGACGGTCATATGTACGTCTGGGACGGCTCGACCTGGGTCGACGCGGGCGCCATCGTCGGACCCGCAGGGCCGCCCGGCCCGCAGGGCGACCCCGGCCCGACGGGACCCGAGGGGCCGCAAGGCGACCCCGGCGGGACAGGCCCGCCCGGCGCGACAGGCGCGCAAGGGCCGCCCGGCACGCCCGGCGCAACCGGTCCGGAAGGGCCGCAGGGCGACCCCGGCCCCGAAGGGCCGCAAGGGATCGCCGGGCCAGAGGGCGACCCCGGACCGGAAGGGCCGGAAGGCGAGTCGACGGAATGGCTCTACGGGTCCGGCGTACCGAGCGACTCGGGCGGCGAGGACGGCGATCTCTACCTCGAAGACAACGGCCGCGTTTGGGACAAGCAGGGCGCCGCGTGGGTCTACACCGGGATAACGCTGCTCGGCCCGGAAGGGCCAGAGGGTCCCGAAGGGCCAGCCGGTCCCGTCGACACGACGACCGCGACCGCGCTCGCCGACCATCTCGCCGACCCGACCGACGCGCACGACGCGAGCGCGATCTCGCTCGTCGACGCGGGCGGCTTCTACGCCGCGAGCCAGGTCGAGGCCGCGCTACAGGAGATCGGCACGATCTCCGGGGCGATCACCGCGCAAGTCAATTCGGGCCAGGTCGCGCGGCCGATCACAAAGACGGCGCACGGATTCGCCGTCGGCGACGTCCTACGGATGAACGGGACCAACTACGCGAAAGCGCAGGCCGACTCGGTCGTGAACGCCGAGGTCGTCGGGATCGTCGGGCTCGTGCAGGACGCGAATCACTTCAATCTCGTTCCGGTCGGCCGCGTCGCCGGACTGTCGGGGCTGACAGCGGGCTCGGTCTACTACCTCTCGCCGACGACCGCGGGCGCGTTGACGACGACGCAGCCGACGACCGTCGGGCATGTCTCGAAACCGCTGCTCGTCGCCGACTCGACGACGTCGGGCTGGTTTTTCAATTTTCGCGGGATGGTCATTGCGGCGCCGGTCGTCGTCTCGCGGCTGTTTGAGCTTGTCACCGATCCGACGGCGACGCTCACGACCGGCGACGGGAAGGCGTACGCCGCGATCCCGGCGCTGCTCGACGGGCTCGTCGTCCTCGCCGCGCAGGCGCACGTCATCACCCCCTCGTCGTCGGGCGCGATCACCGTCCAAGTTGCGAACCCCGTCCAGAGCGCCGACATTCTCTCGACGCGTATCACGATTGACGCGGGCGAACGCGACTCGAAAGACGCCGCCGTCCCGCCCGTCATCGACGCCGCGCATCGAACCCTCGCGAACGGCGACGAGCTGCGCGCCGACGTCGACGCCGCCGGGACAGGGGCAAAAGGGCTGATTGTCACGCTGACCCTGGGGGCGCCGTGATCGCCCGCGTCGGCGCGAGTCGCGTCACCTTCGACACCGTCCGCGGCTTCACCATCGCCGAGCCCGCAGGCTGCGCCGACGACGACACGCTGCTACTCGCGACCGCGACCGACGCCGCACACTCGACGAGCGGAACGCCGCCAACCGGCTGGACCAAGATCGGGCAAGTGAACGCGGGCTCGAACGATACGACGCTGTCGGTTTTCTGGAAACGCCGCATCGGCGCCGAGTCGGCGACTTGGACGAACATCTTCGCGGCGAATGCGGCCGGGATTTCAGTCCTCGCCGCATACCGCGGCTGCGAGCCCGCGACCCCGCTCGATGTCGCGCCCGTCTTTTCGACGATCTCGTTCGATGATGTTTGGCCGACGGCGCTGATCACCCCGCTAACGGCGAACGCGAAATTAGTCGGCATATTTGGGAACGATCCGAACGCTGCGTATACGTTCACCTGGGACGCGCCGACGACCGATTTCGTCGACTCGGACACGACCCCCTCGGGGCTCTTCGCCGGGACGGGCTACATCGTGATTGGCGACCGCGACCTCGCGACTCCGGCCGCGACACGCGTCCAGGGAACCGTCTCGGATACCGACCAAGCTGCAGCCTGCATCGTCGCGTTACGTCCCGCGAGCGCCGCCCCCGCCGTCGCCGCCCCGAGCGTGATCGCGACATGAGCGCCTACGCCGTCGCCAGCGGCCCCGCCGGACCGCCCGGCCCCCCGAGCGAGTACGGGAACGTCCCGAACGAGGCCGCGCTGCCGCCCGCGGGCGAGCCCGGCTATATCTACATCGTCGAGGACACGGGCGAGGCGTGGGTCTACGAGGACGACGTCTGGGAAAACCTCGGCCCCTGGCGCGGCCCGCAGGGGCCGCCCGGCGAGCCCGCGCTACCCGAGATCGACCCGGATAACGATCTCGGGAAGCTGCTGCATGTCGACGTCTCGACGCCCGTCGCTCAGTGGGACAGCATCGATACCGTCCTGCCGCAACGGCTTCGGACGACGGCGCAGAACCTCGCCGATTGGAACATCGGCACGAGCAACGGCTGGTACCGCTCGGCGTCGAGCGCGAGCAACGTTCCCTCGTCGAGCGTCGGCAACCTGCTCGGCTTCGCCGTCGTCTACGACGGAAACAACGTCCGGCAAGAGGTCTGGGCGACGAGCGGCGCGGGGCGCTGGGAACGCTACCGCGTCGCAGGGGCGTGGGGCGCCTGGCGCCCGCTCGGCGCGCCCGGCTACGCGACGACCTTCCCGGCGAATCCCGTCGACGGGCAAGAGACGATCCTCGTCGACAGTCTCACCGCGCCGACGTTCCAATGGCGCCTGCGCTACAACGCGGGCGCGACCGGCGCGAATAAGTGGGAGTGTGTCGGCGCGACGCGCGCGGTCGCTGCGAACGGGGCGAACGAAGCGATTCCCTGGGCAGGTGGGGGCGTATGGGTCGATACGCCGACGGTCGGCCCCTCGTTTGTCGTGCCGCGTGCGGGCCGATACCTCGTCGAGTGTCAAGCGGGATTTACAACGCCGGGCGCGGTATTGACGTTCATTCAGGCAGGGGTCGGTATCGGCGCATGGGCCGCCCCGGTCGTCGCGGGAATCACGTCGATCGAGACGTCGAGCCCTAACGTCTACAAGAGCGTTTATACCGCCGCCGAAATAGACGCGACGGCGGGCCAGACAATCCGAATGCGCTATATAAAGTCGGCGGACGCGGGCGCCTCGACGTTCCAACGGTCGATATTCGTCTCGCCCGTCCGGCTCGCATAGAGCGTGCGGCGACTTGCTCGATCATGGGCCGCGACGTACCCTCTGAGCTGATCGACACGTAGGCGCTGGGCGCAGGACGCCGCTACGTGTCACCGAAGCCCGCAGACCTCGGCCACGGCGGGACCGAGCCGAGAACCGATCCGACTCACCCCGGAGGTTCTCGACTTGGCAACCGACTATGCAAATCTCATTCCCCGCGAGATGGTCGACGCGCTGCTCGGGCAGGCCCGACGGCAGTCGGTCGTCCTCTCGCTCGGGAACGTGCGACGCATGTCGTCGGGGCTCGCCTCGATTCCGATCGTCTCATTCCTGCCCGTCGCCGGATTCGTAAACCCGACCTACGGCGGTCGGAAGCCCGCGACGAAGATCGAATGGGGCGTCTCGCAGGTCACGGCCGAAGAGATCGCGGCCGTCGCAGCGATCCCGAACGCGTTCGTCGACGACGCCGGTTTTCCGATTTGGGACGAGGTCCGCGACGCGTTCGCGACCGCGATCGCGAAGACGCTCGACGCCGCCGTGCTCTTCGGCACGGGCGCCCCGGCATCGTTCCCGACCGGCGGGATCGCCGGGCTCGCAGGCGCCGCGCAGACGGGCGCAGACGCGCTCGAAGCGATCGACGCCGCCGCCGCGCAGGTCGAGGCGAGCGGGGCCGTCCCCGACGGGATCGCCGCCAGCTCGGCGATCGGCTCGGCGCTTCGCGGCTACCTGCGCACGACCCTCGCCCCGGCGGGCGAGGCGCCCGGAAACAACATCTACGGCTGGCCCGTCGTCGTGTCCCCCGTCTGGGACGCGACGAAGGGCGACGCGCTCGTCGGCGACTGGACGTACCTGCTCGTCGGGCTACGGCAAGACATCACGTTCGATCGCTCGGACGCGGCCGTCTTGCAGGACGGAACCGGCGCGATCATCGCGAACGCGTTCCAGGATGACCTGACGGCGTTTCGGATGTATATCCGGGTCGGCGTCGCGATCGGTCGTCCGCTCGACCCGACGACCGGCGTCGCAATCGCGCCGTTCGAATTCGCCGACTGGACGGCGTAACGAGTGTCGACGCAGGCGCCGCGACCGGACACGGCGAACGCCGTCTCGGCGCCTGCGCTCGACCCCTGCGAGCTGCAGCAGCTCTTCCCGAACCTCGCCCCCGAGGACGCCGCCCGCGCGGCGCTGCTCGCGACGCTCGCCGTCTCGGCCGCCCTCTGGCCGAACCCGATCCCCGACCCCGCCCCGCCGCCCGTACAGGCCGCGCTGCTGACCATCGCCGCCCGGCTCGCGGGCTCGTCGGGGCTCTCGTCGACGCAGGTCGTCAGTGAGTCGATCGGCGCCTACTCGTACCGGCTCGCGGGGCCGCCCTCGATCGACTCGGCCCTCGCGCTGAGTGACGCCGAGCGGAAGTTGCTCGCGCCCTGGGCGGGCTCGCAGGGCGTCTACGAGCTGCACGTCGGCGGCGCCGCGTACCCGTGGCCCGTCGGCTGGTGGCAGGCCGACTACGACAATCTCGTCGCGTTCTGGGACGCCGCATCGTTCCCCGGCGGCTCGGACCCGGACGCCCTCTCGGGAATAAAGCCGTGACCGTCACGCTCGACCACCTGCTGACGCGTCCGGCAACGCTGCTACAGCGCGACGCGACCGGCGAGGACGCGCTCGGCGACCCGACCTACGGGACGACCGAGACAGCGACCGTCGTCGAGCTACAGCAGCTCGCCTCGGGCGAAGATCACGAGGGCGGGCTCTTGACGTCCCGGTTTCGCTGCTGGCTACCGGCCGACGCGCCGCTCGAAGGCTGGGACGCGATCTCGATCGACGGCGTCCTCTACGAGCTGGACGGCGACCCGAATCCGGTTTGGAATCCCTCGACCCGCTCGGTCCATCACGTCGAGGCCGAGCTGACCCTCGCGCGATGAGACGCCGCCGAAGTCAAGACGGCGCCGTCTCGATCGAGCGCGTCGCCGTGACGATCAACCGTGACGCCGTCGACGACCTCGGGCGCGAGGCCGAGCCCTACCTGCTCGACAGCTCGAAGATCATCGGCGAGGCGATCGTCGCCGCCGTCCCCCGAGACGACGGCGTAATGGCCCGAAGTTACGACCCGCGCGCCCAAATCGCCGAGCGAGGCGAGGCGCATCTATTCGTCGGCTCGCCGTTCTGGCATTGGCTCGAATACGGGACGGCGAATAACCCGCCGTACCGGCCCGTGCAGCGCGGCGTCGAGACGACCGGCACGAGGTACGAGCCCTCGTGACGACGATCGAAATCCTGCCCGACGTCGAGCGGCTCGTCTCGACGTACCTGCGCTCGTCGCCGCCGGTCGAGGCGCTCGTCGGCGAGCGCGTCTATACGAGCTGGCCGAAGACGAAGCCCGACGACGTCGCGCAGCCGATCGTCCTCGTCCAGCGCGTCGGCGGGATTCCGCCGTTCTCGCTACCGCTCGTCGTCGACGAGTGCGACCTGCAAATCGACGCGTACGGCGGCGGGAAGCATGCCGCCCATCGACTCGCCGCGACCGTGCGCGCCTCGCTGGCATTCCTAACCGACCGCGTCGAGCCCGACGGCGTCGTGCACGCCGTCACGTTCGGCTCGCTGCGCTACGTCCCGGACGAGTCGTACGCCCCGGCTCGCCCCCGATACGTCTTCGACGTGTCGATCACGACCACCCCGAACAGGGAGGGATAGCCCCATGCCTGGGCTCGAAGCTGCAAACGTCGTCGTAGCCGGAACCGGCCACGTCTGGGTCGCCCCCGACGGTACGACGCTACCCGCCGACCTCGATCCGCTCGACGATCCGTGGACCGATATCGGCTACATCTCCGAGGACGGCGTCACGTTCACCATCTCGCGCGACCAAACGGATATCGCCGCGTGGCAGTCGCTCGAACCCGTCCGCGTCCTGATCACGTCCGAGCCGAAAGTGATCGGCTTCGAGCTAATGGAATTCGACGAGGATACGCTCGTGCTCGCGTTCCGCGGCGGAACCGTCGTCGCCGGGCCGCCCGCGAAATACACACCGCCCGACGCGGGCGCCTCGGACGTTCGAGCGATGGTCGTCGACGGAATCGACGGCGCCTATACGTTCCGATTCGTCTTCCCCCGCGTGTCGCTGCAGGGCGACGTCGAGTGGAATCTGAATCGCTCGGACGCCGTTCGTTTCCCGCTCGAATTCCAGGTACTCGCCTCGACGACCTCCTGGTACATCATGAGCGACCATCCGGGGCTCTCGGTCCCGGCGCTCGCGATGACCGGCGAGCCCGTCGAAGCGTAGGGCTCGGTCATGTCGGCGAACGGCGCCCCCGAGCGGGGCGACTACACACTCGTCCGCTACTTCGACGGGACCGAGCAGCTCGCGCTCGCGCGCGTCGGCGACCTCGTCGCCTTCGAGACGCAGCATGGCCGCCCGATCGACACGGGCCGGATGACCGACGTCCTCTGGACCGTCTGGCGCGCCCTCGGCGAGCCCGAGGGCGAGCTGCAGGCGTGGGCGGACAAGGTCGCGAGCTTCGCCAGCGACCCGAAGACGGTCGCCGAGGCGCGCGAACGGCTGGACCCTACCGGGCCGCAGACGGCGGCGGCTGGCGAGGCGCGATCGCCCGCGTGAGCGCCGCGACCGGGATCGATCCGCGCGCGCTGCGCGACTGCGCGGCCGACGATCCCCTGCTCTTCGACGAGCTGCGCGAGGCCGCCGACCGCTGGACGGCCGAGCTTGAGCTGCAGGCGTCGCAGCTCGAAATTAGCTGGACGCTCGTACGGGCGCTCGCGTCCGGTCCGGGCGGGCGACCGATCCCACCGCTCGCCGTTCCGCGCTCGCGGACGCTGACCCGTGAGCGTCGCCGCGTCTCGGTCGCCGAGCTGGCCGGAATCACCGGGCGCACGGTCCGCGAGGTCGAGCCGTGACGCAAATCGGTACCGCGTACCTGAAAGTCCTGCTGGACACGAAAGAGGTCCAGCAGGGGCTCGACAAGACAAAGTCGAGCATCACGAAATGGGGAAAGGGGCTCGCGATCGCGGGCGCCGCGGGGGCCGGGCTCGGGATCGCCGTCGACTTCCTGAAAGAGTCGGTCGAGGCCGCCAAAGAATCCGAGCGCGTCCAGAAAAACCTCGAACGCACGGTAAAGACGACCGGCCAGTCGTACGCGAAATACGCCGACCAAATCTCGGACACGATCGACAAGACGTCGCAGCTTGCGGCCGTCGACGACGAGGACCTAGCCGAATCGTTTACGAAACTGCAGGGCTCGACCAAAGACGTAAACAAGGCGCTCGAAGGGATGCAGCTTGCGGCCGACATCGCCGCGGCGAGGGGTATCTCGCTCGAAGCCGCGACGAAGGCCGTCGAGAAATCGATGACGGGGCAGGCGAACGCGTTCAAGCGCGTTGGCGTCAACCTGCCGAAAGTGACGGACGCCTACGACGCCCTCCGCGCGCAGGTATCTGCGCTGCAGGACCAAACGCGCGGCGCCTCGAAGGCCGAAAAAGAGGCGCTGAAAGATCGCATCGAGCAAGTGAAACAGGGCTACGAGGCCGCCCGCGCGATTGACAAACAGCGCACCGCCGCGCAAGAGCTGACCGAGGCGCAAAAGCGATTCGGCGGCGCGGCCGAAGACTTCGGGAAGACGAGCGCCGCCGCACAAGAGCGATTCAATATCGCCCTCGAAAACGTCAAAGAGACGATCGGTACGGCGCTGCTACCGCTGCTGACGAAGTTTTTCAATTACGCCGCCGAGGGGCTCGTCGCGTTTCAGAAATACTGGCCGCAAATCTCCGAGACGATTCGCACGGCCGTACGGATCGCGCAACCGATCCTTGACTACTTCGCGACGATCATTCGCAACATCGCCGAGCAGACGGCGAACGTCGCCCGGCTGATCGCCGCGATCGCGAGGGGCGACTGGCGCGCCGCGTGGCAGGCGATCAAAGACATCGTCGTCGAGGCGCTGACCGCCCCGCTCGACATCTTGAAAGCGAACCCGTTCGTAAAGCTGCTCGGCGCCGCGCTCGACCAAGTGAAACGGATGCTCGGACAGGCCGTCGCGGGCGTGAAGGCCGAGGCGTCGAAGATCGGGAACGCGATCGTCGACGGCATCATGGCGCCCGTCGACCTGGCCGTACGGCTGGGGAATGCGATCCTCGCCGGGCTGCGTGCCGCCGCGACGTTCGTCGTGACGAACTTCGGGACGCCGTTCGCGAAGGTCGTCGAGCTGATCGTCGACCGATTGAGCAACCTGCTCGACTTCGGCGCCCGGCTCGGTCGCGTGATCTTGAACGGGATAAAGGATGCGGCGCAGTGGGTCATCGATCACATCGTGAATCCCTTCGCCGGGCTCGGCGACAAGCTGTGGCAGGCGTTCAAAGACGGCGTCGGCGATCTCGCCGATCGCATTCGCGACTTTTTCTCCGGGCTGATCCCGCGCAAGTTTCCCGGCACCGGGATATCGATCCCGAACCCGTTTAGCGCGATCCCGACCGCCGCCCCCGCAGCCGTCGCGGGCTCGGGCGGGCCGGGCGGCGTCTCGACGATGGCGCTCGGCGCCCCCTCGGGCGGCGGGATGCTTGGCTCGGGGCTCGGCGTACGACCCCTCTCACTCCCGGCCGTCGGCGCCCCGACGATCGAGCCCGCGCCGATCGAGGTCCGCGTCTACATCGGCGACGAAGAGCTGCGCGGGATCGTGCGAACCGAGGTCGTCCGCGTCGACACCGGCACGGCCCGGACGCTGCTCGCGGGAGGGCCGGTCTAGTGGCGCCCCCCGCAGCCCCGACGATCGACGCCGCGCTCGACACGACGAACGAGGTCGTCGAGCTGACGATCGGCGTCCCGAGCGGCGCCGCGACGCTGTACGTCGAGCGGCTCGACGCGGACGACGTCGCAACGCCCGTCCGCGGCGCTTACGGCGTCCCGACGACGCCCGGAACCGTCGAGGTCGTCGATTACGAGGCGCCGCTCGACGAGCCCGTGACGTATCGCGCCAGCGTCGAGAACGCGGGCGGCGAGCGATCGACGACGGCGAGCGACGGCCCCGTCGAGATCACGGCCGCCCCCGACGCCGACCCCTGGCTCGTCGACCTCGTCGAGCCCGCGAATACGCAGCGCGTGGTCGTCGAGCAGCTCGCCGAGCTGAATGTCGCCGTCCCGGCGGGCGTCCACTACATCATCGGGCGGCGCGCCCCGATCGTCACGACCGACATCGCGAAGGCGCCCGCGTTCGAGCTGATATTCGTCACGCTCGACCTCGCCGCTCGTGACCGTGCGCGCGGGGCGCTCGGGACGGGCTACCCGGTTCTGCTGCGCACGCCCTCCGAGCAGGGCGTCGGCTCGCTGTACCTCGCCGTGATCTCGTACGTCGAGCAGCGCCCCTCGCGGCTCGCGCTGCACGAGCCCCGACGGTTCATCGTCCAGGGCCAGCAGGTCGACGCGCCCGAGGTCGCCTAACGTGCGGCCCGTCTCGCAGGCGTTTCTCGACGCGCTACGCACGTCCCATCCCGTCGCCGCCGAGGTCGACCTCTACTTTCCCGGCGTCGTCGACCCCGTCGCCGTCACGGTCGAGTCGGGCGGGCTGACGATCGACCGGACGGCCGCGTCGAGGCGCTCGGGCTCGATCGTGATCCCCTGGGCGCTCGCGACCGCCGACGCGCTCGGGCTCGACATTCGCACCCTCCCCTATGGCGGCCACGTCGCGCTACGAGCGGGCGTCGTCTTCGCCGACGGAACCCGCGAGCTGGCGACCCTGTCGAGCTGGCTACGCGTCGAGGCCGTGACCTGGGAAACGACGCAGCAGACGGCGACGATCGAGGTCGCCGACCGGATGGCGCAGGTCGCCGACGAGCCCTTTACCCTCCCGTTCGATACCGCCGGGCTGACCGCCGCCGAGGCCGCGCAGGCGATCGTCTATGACGTCTTCGCCGACGGGATCGAGTACCGGATGCTGTACGCGCCGCTGACGATGCTCGTCGGCGTGATCTTTTCCGGCTCGCGTGCGCAGGCGCTCGCCGACCTGGCCCGCGCGATCGGGGGCGAAGCGTACTTCGACGCCGACGGCGCTTTCGTCCTCGACGTCGCCGCGGGCGGCGGCCAAGTCGATACCGAGGGCTGGCTCGTCGACGAGTCGACGACGATTACCGACATCCCCGACACGTCCTCGATCGTCGTCGGGATGACCGTAACCGGGCTCGGAATCCCCGCCGGTCGCCGTGTCGTCTCGGTCGACGACGAGCACACCGTGACCCTGAATGCGCGGGCGAATACGTTCGGCGTCAAAAACAGCCGGACGACGACGGGCTCGAACGTCCTGCAAGAGATCACCGATACCGACGACCTCATGCCGGGAATGCTCGTCGTCGGCGACGGGATACCCGGCGGGACCGTGATCGTCGGCGTGACCGAAATCTCGAAGGTCATCATTTCGCAGCCCGCGACCGCCGACGGGTACCCGCTGCTCGAATATCACGCCTGGGCGCCCGGCTTCGGCCCCGAGGGAACGCCCGCAAATCTGCTCTTCGCGGGCGGCTTCGCCGCGTACCCCGTCTATACGATCGCCGCAGGCGAGGCTGGGACGTTCATCACCGCGAACGAATCGCTCGACCGCTCGGGCGTCTACAACGGCGTCTTTATCACGGGGCAGGAAACGCCCGTAACCGCCGGGTTCGCGCTGCTCGTGATCGACGATGACCCCGACTCGCCGACCCTCTGGGGCGGGCCGTTCGGGAAGGTCGTACGGATCGAGCGCTCGACTTCGATTCAGTCGCCCGAACAGGGAACCTACGCCGCCGAGACGCTGCTGAATGACGCGCTCGGGCTCGCCCGCTCGCTCGCGATCCGCGCCGCCCCGAACCCGGCGCTCGAAGCGGGCGACACGCTGCTGATCATCTTCGACGACGGCCGCATCGAAAAGCATGTCGTAGACGCCGTACGGATCGACCTCGGCCCGACGCAGCCGCTCGACATCGTCACGCGTTCCGTCTTCCGGCCCGCCAGCCTCGACGCGCTCGCCGCCCTTCCGACGCACCGCCGACAGCCGCTCGCCGACGCCGCCGCGTACGCCGAGCTGCAGGACGCGAGCCCCGCGTGAGCGTTCCCGCCAGCCGCCAGCTCGCGACCGTCCTCCGCGCCGCGCTCGGGGCGACCGACGACGCCGTACGCGTCTGGCCCGCGGCGACAGGGGCCGGGACGCCCGACGACGGCTATGCGCTCGTCGAGATCGGCGGCGTGACCTACCAAGTCCCCAGCGTGCTCGGCGCGTTCAATCGCGACCCCGACACGGGCGAGCAGGTCGGCGGCGAGACGGCGTATCTACTCGTGACGCACGACTCGATCCTCGCCGTCGGACGGCCGAATCTGCCCGAGTACGAGCTACCGCCGATCTACTCGGGCGGCGGCCCGACGACCGCCGTCCCGGTCGCGACCGCGACCTGGGACATCACGCTCGAAGATGATCCCGACGGGTTCTCGACGATGATCCCTGTCGCCCCGGAGGGCGCGTTTCATACCAACGCGTCGTCGGTTTTCTCGCTCGACAGCTTCGATTTTTTGACCGCGACGCTCGGCGGGACGTACAACATCGATGTCGAATTCGGGTTCATCTTCGAGGCCGCGAATTTCGATCGAGCCCCGATCGACACGGCTGAATTTCTGTACGGAATTCATGCGGTAGAGGCCGATCACGGGCAGTCGATCCTTAGCTACCGGCTGACGCCCCCACTCCTGCGCCCGCCCGCCGCCGGGCCGCTCGACAATTACCACTTGACATTCGAGCTGTCCGAGACGCGCGTCTTTTCGGCCGACCCATTCGCCGGGTTCATCCCGACAGGGATCGTGACGCCCGCGCTCGCCGCGCTCGACAGCGAAGTCGTCTACGGCGAGGCGATCGCGCGCGTCTACCGCGCCTCGACCGGGTCGCCCTACCCCGCCGCCCCTCTTGCTCGCAGTGGCCGAGCCGAGCCGCCGCCCCTGGCATGGCTCGCCGATCGACTCGAACGTCGGAGGTCGTGAGATGAACGGACCAAGCGAAGAGCATCCCCTCCCCGGACCGACTCGGATGTCGAGACGCGGGACGTTCCCCGTCCTCGTGCGTCTGACGGCGCGCGGCGCCGTCGAGCTGGGCGATCGCAAGTCCCGACAGGCCGAGCCGCCGTCGGCGCCGCCCGAGCCCCAGCCGACCGACGCAGACGAGTGGTGGACGAAGCCCTACAAGGGCGGCCCGATGGTCGAGGTCCCCGGCTTTCCCCGGCCCCTCTACCCGCCCGACGTCCCCGCCAGCTCGGGACACAAACCGAGCGGCAAGGGGCCGGACGTGATCGCCTACAAGCGGACGATTTGTCGACTCGGACGCTGGGCGCCGTGGGACCCCTCGAAATGGGACGACGCCTACTCGAACGCGTTCGCGCACGGGCGCGGAACCGGGAACGTCGGCGACACGGGCGTCGAGGGCGTCCAGCGCCAGCAGTCGATCGACCCGGCGTCCGGCTGGCTCGGCTCGAAGATGTTCAACACGCTACGAAGCGCCCGCGTCCCCTCGGGGCCGCACGAGGGCGAGATGGCGATGGACTCGGTCGCCGTCGGGCTGATCGAGGACGCGTGGAAGATGTTCGCCGGGAAGCCCGACGACGTCCCGAGCGCGACGATCGACGACGTCCGCGCGGCGATAACCGACTACTGCGTCACGTCGATACAGGCCGCGAGCCGTTGGCATTACGAGCAGGTCCGACCGATGGATTACGGCGTCGACCCCGGCGTGACGCACCCCGACGACGACTGTTCCGAGCATGCGACCTGCTCGCTGTATTGGGCGAAAAAGACGACCGGCGTCGCTGTCCCCGACCCGAACGCCTCGGGCTGGAACGGCTACGGCTACACCGGGACGCTGGTCAATAACCCTCGCTGCAGCGCCCCGTACAAGGTCGGCGATATGGCGATCTACGGGACGTCGACGGGCGATACCGAGCATGTCGTCACGTGCTACGAGCCCGGCGACGCGTCGAGCGCCGAGTGGTGCAGTAACGGCTCAGAGTCGGCGCCCTACGCGGTCGAGCTGCACTATCGCGGCGACCTACTCTGCGTCGTCCGCCCCGCCCTCATGCCAGCGTAAAGAGCGGATCGTCCGTCACGGCGCCGTCGAGCCCGAGCCCGTGCACCGCCCCGGTCCGGCGCCAAATCGCGAAGCGATGTCGAGCCCAGACGTCCGAGCCGTCGATCGAGCGCTGGCCCAGCTCGACGAGTAGCCAGACTCGATTTAGGTCGTCGCCGTCGGGGCCGATTTTCCAGTCGACCGAGAGCAGGTCGAAGTCGGGATGACGCGCGAGCAGCGCATCGAGCGCTCGCCGCTCGGTCGTCACGGCCGGTCGAGCTGGGCGCGACACGACGGGCAGTCGAGCTGCTCGAACGAGGCGAAGCGCCCGGCGTTCTCGTCGAGCGCCCAGCCCCGGATCGCGATCCCGCACGCCGCCCGAGGACGCGCCCAGCGCCCCATCGTCGAGCTGTTGACGACGTACGCATGCGCGCGCCCGTTCGGCGCGGTCGCGAGCGCCCATTCGACGACGATCCCCGAGACTTCGATCGTCACGTCGCCGTCGACGGCTCGACCGGCGGCGTCCCGATCCAGCTCGCGAGGTCGACGACGCAGACGGGACATAGCTCGACGGAATCGAGTCGGTCGCGCGTCCTCCCGTTCCGCCCCGGCGGTAGCTTCACACTCATTGTCGACAGGTCGCTGTCGGCTTCGAGCCGCTCGCCGCAGCGATCGCACGTTACGACTTCGACTTTCATCTCGACCTCGTTCCGAAGACGAATTCACGGCGAAGCATCGCCGCCATCATTGGGTCGCCGAGCCGATAGCGCGCTGTCACGTGAGACATCACGTCGACCATCTGCTCGTCGGGTACCGCGTCGATCGTCCGCGCCGCCGCCGCCCGCAGACGCGCCTCGACGACACGCTCGCCGCCGCGAGTTAAGCGCCAGCCTCGCGTCTGCGGGTCGAAGTCGAGCATGCCGAAGCGACGCATCCAATTGCAGCGAGAGGCGATTAGCGTTCCGTCGTCCCCGAGCCCCATCGCTTCGGCCAGCTCGACGGAAGTCGCGAGCCCCTCGGCGTTCGCCGTATCGGCGAGCTTCACCATCACGTCGAGATCGCGAAAGTCGTAGAGGCTCGCGCGGCTCATGACTTCGGCTGCGGGACGAGCTTGTAGAACTTCCCGGCGCCGCCCTTCGAGCCCGGCCCGCCGAGATGATCGAAGACGATCCGACCCTGCTCGTGCAGCGTCCGCAGCGCCTTTGCGACGTGCGTCTGCGATGTACCGGGAAAGCCCTCTGTCTGGGCGAGGGCCGTCCCGATAAAGCCGTAGGGGTAGTCGTCCTCATGCTCGCGAAGCCAGTCGACGATCGCGTCGAGGCGCTCGGCGGAAACGTCATGACCCTTCGACGCCTTCGCCTTCGACCCATTCTTTCGAGCCTTCCCGTTTAGATTCGTCGCGGGCTCGCCCGTAATCGTGCGAATCGTCCGCGACAGCTCGCCGCGGATCGCGCGCAGCTCGGCGAGCCGCGTCTCGTACTGGCCGATCTCCGCGTGCACGAGCGCGAGCTGCTCGCGCAAGGGCTCGACCATCTTCGAAAGATGCCCGCGAATCTGCTCGGGCGACAGTAGGTCGGCGGTCACTTTGGGAACCTCCCGTATCGGATTTCGCCGGGAAGTTTCGTCCAGTCCGAGCGACGGCCGCATCGTCGTCGCTGGGCGATCCCGCCCGACACTTCGCGCCGCGAGGGTAGCAACGCGTCGAGACAGTACGACGACGGGCGCCCATTCGAGCGCCCGTACGTCGGCGAAGTGTCGCCGTCCAGCGACGACGAGGATCGTAGCTCGCTGTTTGTCATAGGAACATCGCGAGCCGCTCGGCTGCGGGGGCCACGCTCGCGAGTAGGCAAACGATCGCCGCCAGCGCCGCGAGGATCGCCGCCCATGTCGCGCGCCCCGCCGCGCGCTCGGCGTCGAGCGCCGTCGAGGGCCAGCTCGGGGCGGCCCGTCGCCCTGCGCAGCGCAGCTCGCGTCCGCGGGTCGTGAGCGCGTGCACCTGCGACGGCGGGATGTCGTACCTCTTCGCGAGGGCTCGGACGCTGGCGCCCGCGTCGCGCGCCTCGACGACCTGCAGCGCCAGCCGGTCGAGCGCCTGCGTCTTCGCCTGCGCCCATCGCTCGACCTCGTCCAGCGCGCCCGCGATGGGGTCCTGAACGGTCGTACTCATGTCGGCTCGACCTCTCTCGTCTCGGGTACCGGACGTCCGACGGCGAAGATTTGTAGCGAGAGTGTTCCAAAACGCACTAGGTTTCGCTAGTTTCCACTCGGAAACACTGTTTTCGGCAAACGTCGAGGCCGCAAATAGCGGAAGCGACTCGGGCCGGGCGATTGCGGCGGGCGACCCCGAGTCGTAGGACAGGGGCCGTGAGTATGGCCGCCGATCCACCGAGAACGATCCGCCGCCGCCAGCTCAAAGAGGCCGCAAACGCCCGCGGGCGGCGCCTCGTCCAGCTCATGCTCGACCGGGGCTGCGACCGTGCGACGCTCGCCCGGCGCTCGGGCGTGGCCGAGACGACAATCGCCTCGATCGAGAACGGCGAGACGCTGCGTCCCCACCCCTCGACGATCGCGAAGATCGCGCACGCGTTCCCCGGCGCGGCGGTCGATCCGAACGAGCTGTACGGCTCGTGAACGCGACGCCCTGGCCCCCCGACTGGCGCGCCCAGCAGGCCGACGCCTACGAGGCCGCGACGCTCGCGCTCGGGACGACGCTCGGCTCGATCGACGAGGCCGAGGCGCTGCTCGTCGCGTTCGGGATCGCGCCCTCGCGCCTCTCCGAGCTGCGGGCCGCGTCGGCGGTACTGCGCGAGGCGCGGAACGATCTACGCGAAAAGGGCGACGCTCTTCGCGCCGCCCTCGCCGATGCCGCATGAGCCCCGACCCGGCACGCGACCGCGTCGGGGCTGTATTCGTCGCGATCATGCGGCGACGCGATCCTCGTCGGACGTGGCGCCTGCGAACGCGATCTCGACGCGCTCGTCGAGCGGCGTCCAGCGCCCCCGCGAGGCTCGATGAATCGTGACCGTGTCGAGGGCCGCCGCCGCGATGCGGCGCTGCTCGTCGCGGTCGAGGTTCGGCCACTCGTCGCCGATCGTCGCGAGCCGGTCGTCGAGGTCGGCCGAGGCGCGCAGCTCGTCGACCGCGTCCTGCGCCGACTCGACCTCGGCCGTCCGAGCCTCGGCCCCCGCGCGGAAGGCGTCGACGCCGACGACCGCCGCCGAGACAGCTGCGAGATACGCGTCGCGCTCGGCGATCGCCGTCGCGAGGCGCCCCTCGGCTGCGGCCAGCTCGTCGCCCTCGACCGAGCCCTCGACCTCGACCTCGGCGACCCGCGCGAGCAGCGCAGCCTCGACGTACGGGTCGAGCTTCGACGCGTGAATCACGACCGGCGCCGCGCAGGGCTCGCCCTTCGACTGCCGGTTGCAGACGTACTGACCCTCGGCCCCGCCGCGGTAGGACATCGTCCGGCCGCACGAGCCGCAGCGAAGCGTCGCCGCCCCGAGCAGGGCGACCGACTCGCCCGAGCGCGGGCCGCGCTGCGTCCGCTGACCCTGCGCCGCGCGCCACTCGTCGATCGAGACGATCGCCGGATGGGCGTCGAGGTTCGAGAGGTCGCCGTTATGAACCTGGCCGAGATAGGCGCGATTCCGAATCACGTTCGGCAGGGACCCCTCGGCGATCTCGCGGCCGGTCATCGCCTCGAACATCTCGGCGAGCGCCGCCCACGTCTGACCCTCGGCGCGAGCGCGAAACAGCTCGGCGATCGCGGGCGCCTCGACGGCGTTCGGAACGAGGCGCTTCGAAGGGTCGAAGTCGTAGCCGAGCGGCGGGCGGTTTGCGATGTAGACGCCGCGCTCGACGGCGGCCGAGCGAGCGATCGTCCACTGCTCGGTAATCAGGTCGACCTCAAACTCGGCGAGGACGGTCAGAAAGCCGCGCATCATCTTCCCGTGCGGCGTCGACGTGTCGACGTTCACATCGCCCGCGACGAGCTGGGCGCCGACTGCGTCGAGGCGATTCAGGGCGCGATGCGTGTCGAGGACGGACCGCGCGAACCGAGTCAACTTGGCGACGACCGCGCACTCGGCGCGACCTGCCTCGATCGCTTCGAGCATCCCCTGAAAGCCGGGCCGCTCGTACTTCCGGCCGGACTGATCGAGGTCCTCGACCCACTCGACGATACGAATCCCGTTCGCCTTCGCGGTCGCCTCGATGATCGACCTCTGGACCTCGGGCGCGATGAACGACTCGCCCGCCCGGCCATTGACGCGGGACACGCGGACGTATCCGATCCCCCGACGCTTCGCTGCTGCACTCATGTCTCGACCTCCGAAGTAGTGATTACGACTACCCGGAGTATACAGTTTATTACCCGATCGTGCTATCTAGGGCGATCGATTTATGAACCTCGCCCCGCGCTCGACCTAGCCAGACCCTACAGAACCCGCCGGGCGTCGCTGCTCGACCGGCATAAGGGCGCTCACCCCGGCTCGCTAATGCAGGTCGGCGAGCCGTGCGGCCGAACCCTGCGCCCGGCGGCCAGCTCGACGTCGAGGCGCGATGCGCGATGACTACGAGACGCGTCTCGACGAGCATCGTCGGGGGGTCCGGCGGCGGCTGGCCGCGCTGCGGGCGGCGAATCTCGTCCACGGCCGCGACTACCTGCGGCGGCTGCGTCGAGCGACCCGGCCGCGCGTGTCGCCCCCCGAGCGTCGTCGCCGTCCCGCGCTCGTGCTCGCCGTCCTGTTCGTCGTCGTCCTGCTCGCGTTCGTCCTCGTCGAGCGGGCCGACGGCTCGACCCTCGGAGGTATCGCCGCATGCTTACCGTCAGTAGCCGCGGGCTCGCGATCGCCCTCGCCGTGATTCTGCTCGTCGTCCTGATCGCGACCATCGCCGACGCGAAGGGCGCCGACCGCGTCGACCGACTCTCGACCGTCCAGCTCGAACGCGCCTCGATCCGCGCGGTCGCGACGGGCGGCGTTCGCTCGTCGCGTTACGCCGACGCGACCCCCTGGACGAAGCGTCTCGTCCGCGAGCTGATCGACCGAGCCTTTCGCGGCGACGCCCGGCGCTGGGCGCGCTGCGTCGTCGAGCGCGAGTCGGGCTGGAACCCCGGCGCCGTCTCGTCGACCGACGATCACGGGCTCGCGCAGCTCAACCGACCGTCGCATCGCTGGGTCGACTACGGGCGTCTCGTCGTCGATCCGCCCTACGCCGTGGCCGTGATGGTCCGACTCTCGGATCGCGGCCATAACCGCAAACCCTGGAACGGGGGCCGACATGGCTGCTAGGACGCCGACCCGAATCACGGTCGAAGTAACCGAGCGCGACATCGAGCGCGCCCATCGGAACGATTCATATACCTGCGTCGTCGCGCAAGCCGTCGCGCGAACCGTCAAAGAGGCGACCCGGATCGAGGTCGATACGCAGACGATCCGATTTACGGTCGACGACGAGCGTCGCGTCTATATGACGCCGTACGCCGTACAGGGCTACGTCATCGCCTTCGACGCGGGCGACGCGATCGAGCCATTTTCGTTTCAGCTTCGCAATCCTCGCCGAGTCGGTCGTCGGATTCGAACAGAGGCCGGGAAGGCTGCTCTTCGCGCGAGTAACAAGGCGAGACGAGCAGCCGAGCAGACGGCTGTAGCACATCCGGCCAAACGTGCTACAGCCCGATCCGAGGACGATCCTCGGACCGCAGCAACCGAGGCGTATCGCGAGGCGCGCGAAGTGACGAAGGGCGAGCCAGCGACGCAGAGGAAGGGCGTCGGGGCGCCGCCCCCGCGTGTCTGGAAACGGAAAAAGCGGACGTACGGAATGCGTCTGCTGCGGATAAATCGCGAGCTGGGCGAATGACCGACGTCGCGACCCTCCCCCGCTCGGCGTACCCGCCCTGCCTCGACTGCGGCCAGCCGGTCGACCCTGAGCATCCCCTCTCGCTGCGCGAGGTCGTCGGCTTCGCTCGGCGGCGTGAGCAGGGCGGACAGAATCACGTCCTACATCGCAGCGAGACGGGGCGCTGGCTCTGCGTCCACTGCTCGCGGCGTCGAGCGCGAGGGATTCCGATCGAGCAGGGGACGCTCGTATGAGCCTCGTCCGCCGCAATCACGGGCGGGGCCACTCGTACACACTCGACGGGCGTCCGGCGCCGGGCGTGACGACGCTCGGCGAGGGCTACCCGAAACAGCGGCCCCTTACCTCCTGGACGGCGAAATGCTCGGCGAACGCCGTCCTCGACGAGTGGGATTACCTCGCGACGCTGTCGCCCTCGGATCGCTTCGAGTACGTCCGCACGGCGAACGAGCGCGACCGCGACCCGGCGGCTCGACGCGGGACCGAAGTGCACGACCTCGCGAAGCGGCTCGCGCTCGAACCCGATCGCGACATCCCGATTCCCGACGAGCTGGTCGGCCACGTCGACGCCTATCTGAAATTCGCGCGCGAGTGGGACGTGCGCGAGGTCCTCGTCGAGACGGTCGTCGCCAAGCGCGAGCCCCGCTACTGCGGGACGCTCGACCTGATCGCCGACCTCGCCGACGGGAACCGCTGGCTCGTCGATCTCAAGACGACGCGCTCGGGCGTCTTCCCCGAGAACGCGCTGCAGCTCGCGGCGTATCGCTTCGCCGACTTCTACCTCGACGCCGACGGGGCCGAGCAGCCCGTCCCCGAGGTCGACCGGACGGGCGTCGTCTGGCTCAGGGCGGACGGCTACGACCTCGTCCCCGTCGACGCTGGCCGCGACGAATTCCTGCTCTTTCAGATGGTCGGCCGTATTGCGCGCTTCGCCGACGAGCGGCTCGGCGAGCGGTACGGCGGCTATCGACACGTCATCGGCGAGCCCTTGCGCCCGCCCGACCCGAAAGAGGTCGCCGCATGAATCTCGAAGCGATCACGATCCCGCGTAGCGGCGCTCGACAGCAGGCCGCCGACTACCGTCGGGCCGCCCGCTCGTTCCCCGAGGGCTCGCGCCAGCGGGCCGAATTCGAGGACATCGCTCGCGCCTACCGACTGGCCGCGCGCGAGGACGTCCCCCTGATCGCGCTCACGCCGACGATCCGCGAGGGCGGGACGATCCCGCGGACGCTCGTCGTCGGCAAGGGGCGCGAATGGGAACGGCGCGAGCAGTACCTCTTGCCACGGCTGGCCGTCTGTCGCGCCTCGGCCGCGTTCGTCTACTCGCGCGGCGTGCAGGATGACGGCTCGATCGAGTACGTCGACTCGCTGGGGCGGCGCTTCGACTACCGCTCGGGGCAGGTCCGGCTCGACCCCGGCACGTTCGAGCTACCCGAGGGCTACGAGGCCGGTCGCGATCTCGTCGGCTCGTCGGCGAGCGGGTGGTCGGCGATGGTGCCGATCGTCCCGCCGAAGCATCGGCCGCGCCGCGCCTCGTCGCTCGACGCGTACCTCGTCCTCTGGGAAGTCGAGGCGTGGGAATGGTCGAGCCCGCCGAGGCCGCCCTATGACCCGGCGCTCTTACGGCGGATCGGCGGCGACATCTTCGCCGTACTGGCGACCTGGGACCTGACCGACCTCGAACGGCTCGTCTTGCAAGGGCGGCGGCGATGACCGAGCTACAGCCCTACAGCGTGACACTCGAAGAGCGCGCGAACGGCGTCGCGCGCGAATGGATCGCCCTCATGGCGCCCGCTGTCGAGCTGGCGCGGATCGTCTCGGACACCGAATTTGTCCCGCGCGGGCTACGTGGGAAGCCCGACGCGATCGTCGCGGCGATCCTCTACGGCGACTCGATCGGGCTCGACCCGATGCAGTCGCTCGCGAAGATCGCCGTAATCGACGGCCGCCCGAGTGTCTCGGCCGAGGGCGTCCGCGGGGCGATCCTCGCGCGCGGACATCGCGTCTGGGTCGTCGAGTCGACCAACACTCGCGCCGTCGTCGCGGGCCAGCGAGCCGACGACGACCGGACGCATGAGGCGACCTGGACGATGGACGACGCGAAGCGCGCCGGGCTCGCCTCGAAGTCGAATTGGCGCTCGTACCCGCGGCAGATGCTCGTCGCCCGTGCGACCGCCGACCTCGCGCGGATCGCCTTCGCCGACGTCCTCGGCGGTTTCCCTGTGACCGAAGAGGCGTACCCTGAGAGTGACGACGGACCACCCCCTCGGACCGCCGTCGCGGGGCCGGGTGCCGCCCCGGCCCTACGGACGACGAGGCGCCGTCGGTCGCCGCAAGATCCCCCCGAACCGACGGCGTCCTCGTCGCCGACCCCGACTGAATCAGATACGCCCGCGCCGGACACTGGCGCAGGGGCGAGCCCGAGCCCGACCGAAGGCGAGCCCGCCCCGACCGAGGTCGAGGCCGACCCCGAGGACGCGCACGAGGCCGAGGCGCTACTCGCGGCCGAGCGTGAGGCTGACACCGCCGCGAACGAGGCGAAGCTGCGGCGCGATCTCGAAGCCTCGACCGAAGCTGTCCCACCTGTACCGGGACAGCCGGTACAGCCCGAGACGGGCGACGCCGCCGTCGAGGCCGCCGAGCAGACGATCGCGCGCGAACGGGCGAAGGCGAACGCGGCCGAGCCCGAGCTGATCACCGATCCGCAGCGGCGGAAGATGAACGCGCTCTTTCGCGAGCGCGGCGTCTCGACCCGCGAGGCCCGGCTCGCCTACTGCTCGACCGCGGCGAAACGAACGGTCGAGACATCGAGCGATCTCACCATCGAAGAGGCCGGGCGCGTGATCGACGCGCTCGAACAGTGGGACCCGAGCGACCCCGAGTCGAGGCCGTTTCCCGTCGACCCGCACGACATCCCCTACTAGGAGAGGCAAGACAATGAGTGAGCGAAGCCTGCGCGCACGAGCCCGCGAGAACGCCGACGAGGCCGACGCGGGCGAGTGGGGCTACCGCGTCGAGCTGGACATCGGCGCCGGGTTCGAGGGCCGCTACCGGGGCGAGACGACGACCTCGTCGGAGTACGGCGAGCAGCGCGTCTTCCTGTTCTGGGACCGCGACGGCGCCCTCTGTTTTATGTACGGGAAGGCGCGCCTTGCGCGCAAGTTCGACAGCATGCAGCCGCGCGAAGGCGACTCGATCGCGATCGAGCGGATCGACGACGAGCTGTCGGGCGGGCGGCGTATCTACCGATTCGGCGTCGCGATCGAGCAGAACATGGACGCCCTCCCCGTCCCGCCGAAGGCCGAGACGCGGGCGCCCTACGTCGAGCCGGAAGAGCCCGAATGGTGAGCGTGGCCGAGGACACGTTCGAGGCGACCTGCGAGGGCTGCGCCGTCTCGGTCGAGCTGTCGCCCGCCGAGGTTCGCGCGCTCGTCGGCGAAGACGGCTCGTTTCGCTGCGCCGAATGCTCGACCGCCGTCTGGCGCGCGAAGCGTCGCGGGCGCCTCTCACGGCTTCGCCGTCACCCCCGCTCGCGGGTTCGCTATGCGGGCTGCATCGTGAGCGTCCGCTACTTCGACGGCGGCGTCGCGACGTTTCATGAGCGCGGCGAGGTCGTCGAGGCGCTGCAGACGATCGTCGATCGCATCCCGCGGGGCTCGGCGCGCGTTATGGCGATCTCGTCCCCGGCGACGATCCTCCGCGACCTCGAAGGGCCACGCCCCGACCCGTACATCGTCGAGCGGACGCTGCTCGGGCTCGTCGGCCGACTCGACCTACTGCCGAAGTGAGCGACGCCCTCGTCGAGCTGATCGAAGGGCTGGCCCGCCAGCATTCGGTCGAGTCGTGCCGCCGCTGGGCGGCGATCATGCTCGCCCGCGACCTGCGTCTCGCCGAGTCGATCCTCGAAGGGCGTCCCGTGCTCGTGCGCAGGCTCGACCGGGCGGCGCTCGTGCGGGCGATGCGGGGCGAGCCGATCCCCTCGGGCGACACCTGGCTCTACGTCGAGGCGTCGATGCTCGACGCGATCTCCGAGGGCGGCCCGTTCAAATGAGCGAGGGCTACCTCGCCCCCGCGCTACGCGAGCCCGACGAGGCCGAGGGCGAGGTCGCGATCGTCTCGGCGGTCGACTTCGCCGCGGTCGACGAGCCGGGCGCCGAGGCGCTGCTCGGAACCGAAGAGGCGAACCTGATCCCGGCGGGCGGCGACGCGATGATCTACGGCGACGGCGGCGTCGGGAAGACGACGCTTGCGATCGACCTCGCCTGTCATCTCGCGATCGGTCACGCCTGGCTCGGCGTCCCCGTGGCCCGCCCCGTCTGCTGTCTCTTGATCGAGGCCGAGGGGCCGCGTCCGCTCTTCCGTCGCAAGCTGGCGCGCAAGCTGGACGCCTGGCCGCACGAGGCGCCGGGTGAGCGTCTACGCGTCTGGGAAGCGCCCTGGAACGGCTTTCGCTTTGACGACGACGAGATGCGCGCCCAGCTCGCGCGGGCGATCTTCGAGCAGTCGGTCGACCTGGTCATCGCCGGGCCGGTCGCAAACCTCGGGATGGACGAGGCCGGGACGATGGCCGAGGTTCGCGCCTTCGCCGCGCTCGTCGCCTCGGTCCGCGAGCGCTCGCTGCGCCCGGTCGCTTCACTACTCGTCCATCACGAGTCGAAGTCGGGGCGCGTCTCGGGCGCCTGGGAGGGCGTCGGCGACACGATGCTGCACGTGCAGGGCTCGGGCCACGGGCGGACGCGGCTGTTCGTCCAGAAGGCGCGCTGGGGCTCGGCCTATCACGCGACGACGCTTCGCCTCGAATGGCTCGGCGAGGGCGGGTTCGAGCTGGCCGACGAGGACGAGGCGACGATCGCCGAGCGGACGTACGACGACATCCTGCGGGCGATCCGAGAGAACCCCGGCACCGGCTGGTCGGCCGTCGCGGCGGTCGTGAAGGGCGCCGATGCCTACCTCGCGAAGCGTCGCGACAAGATGCTCGGCGAGGGCGTGATCGTCGATCTCGGGCCGGGCTCGGCGGGCGATCGAGGTCATCGTTTCGCCCTCTGGCTCGCCGACGATCCAGCCCGCCCGAAGCCGCTCGAAGGGCTCGAAGAGTCTGCGGCGCCGCGCAGACTCGACGCAGACTCTCAGTCTGCGGACCCGCGCAGACTCGACGCAGACTCGCATTCTTCCCCGTCTGCGGGGGGCCACGAAATAGAGTCTGCGAGTCTGCGCGCCCGTAAGGGCGCAGACTCTATTTCGCAGACGCAGACGGACTCGCCCGAGGACGACATCGAGTGGTGAGGGCCGTCGGGTGAGTGAGTCTGCGCGCAAGGGCGAATCCGAAAAGAGACGACGCAGACGCGTCTCTGGGACCGACCTCGCGCGCACCCTTCGAGACGGCGCCCGCGCGGGCGGCTGGCGTCATGTCCACTTTCGCCCGGCGCGAAACGCGGCGGGTGAGTGGCGCACGCCGTTCTCGGGCGACCGTGGGTTTCCCGACGTCGTCCTCGCCCGGTCCGGCGAGGTCTACCTCTTCGAGCTGAAAGCGAAGGGCGATCGACTACGCGAGGGGCAGGCCGACTGGCTCGCCGCGCTCGGGGCGCCGCAGGGGTTCGGGATCGTCGGCGCCGGGATCGTCACCCCCGACGAGGTCGAGGCCGTCGCCGAGTACCTGAGCGAACCCGCGCTCGACGAGTGGCGCGGCTGGACCGAGCGACGAAAAGCGCTCGTCGAGCTGCTCTCGAATCGCTGGCTAGAGGCCGTCGGATGGTGACGGCCGGGAAGGGGTGCACGTGAGTCTCGAACGATTCGAGGGACTCGGCTTTGTCGCCTCGTACTGGAACGCCGACCCGCATGCGATCGCCCCGCTCGGGGTCGTCCGCGCGCTCGCCGTGCAGGTCGCCTGGGGAATGGCGCCGTCCGAGCGAACCGACCCGCCCGACGAGCTGGACGCCTGGGTCGACCGCTGTCTCGAATGCGGGCTCGACGTGATCCCCTGGGCGTGGTGCAACGCGTCCGATCCGACGAGCGCCCGTTACGAGGGCGGCTATCACGCCGAGCGCTGCGCCGAGCTGGGGTTCGCCGAGGCGTTCATCGCGAATATGGAAGCGCCCTACGACTCGGCGGGCGACTCGTCGAGCGTCCACTACAAACAGCCGGACGCCTACGCCGACGGGCTGCTGCACGCGGCCGACTCGATGGGGCTCGTCTTCGAGGCGTTGGCGATCACGACGACGCCGTTTTTCGGATCGTCGACGGTCGAGCTGCAGCAGCGCGGCTGGGCGACGATGCCGCAGGCGTTCGTCGGCGACTACCCGGGCGCGACGGTCGCCGCGTGCGTCGAGCATTTCGAGGGGTGGGGCTGGCCGGTCGCGCAGCAGCGTCCGCTCGTACAGGTCTACGAGACGGGCGGCGTACGCCCGCCGACCGACGGATACCTGGCCGATAGCGAGGCGAAGGGCGTCGGCGTCGTCCCCTACATCGTCGAGCAGGCGATGGGCGGCGACGGCCCGACGAAGTTGCGCGAGCTGATCCCGGCGACCTGGCGCCCGTTCGCCTCGTCGCCCGACGACGGAGGTTTCGACGTGACGAAGATCGGTTCTCAGGACGGCGTCGACGCGAGCTGCAACCGGCTACGTGATCTCGATCCCGGCGGGACGATCATGCGCAAAGACGCGAAGGGGAAATGGCCGCCGCTCGACGCGCTGGCCGGGACGCCGCTCGACACGTGGAAGGCGTACGACAAGCTGCAACGGGCGCTCTCGATCCTCGTCGAAGATCACGACGCCCATGCGTGAGTACGGGCAGGGGATCGTCGCCGCGCTCGTCGTCTGCGTCTGGCTCGTCGGCGTGCTCGTGGCGCTCGTCGACGGGGTCACGCTGCTACGGCTGACGACGCCGCTACTGACGACCGTCCTCGGCTGGCTGTTCACCGCGAAGGCGACGGGCGCGTGAGCTGGCTGTATCTCGCGAGCGCCGGTTTCCTGCTCGGCTCGTTTCTGCGCACGGGCTGGCATACGACGCGCTACGAGCCCGAGGTCCGGGTCGGCTATGGGATCGTCGGCGTCGGGATCGCGCTGTCGGTCGTCGTGAATACCGCGCTCGTGTTCGCGCACGAAGAGGCCGACGCCTGGCGCGTGGCGACGCTCGTCGCCTATGCGATCGTCGCGCTCGGGCTCGTCGTGATCGTCCGCCAGCGACGGGGGCGATAGATGCCAGCTCGTAGCAACCGACAGCGGCGTTACCTCGAAGCGCGCTTCGGGCATCGCTGGGTCAAGCGTCACCACTACGACCGGGTTCGCAGACGACGACGGAAGAGGCGCACGTGAGCGAACAGGAGGACGGCAAGCTGCAGACGATCCACGGCGCGATCGAGGCCGCGCTCGTCGAGGACGAGGTACTCGTCGAGGGCTCGATGCTGACGGGCTGGCTCGTGATCTACGAGACGATCCAGCTCACGGGGGACAAGCGCGCGAGCGCCGGACATCTCTACGGCCCGCGTCCGTATACGACCTGGCAGGCGCTCGGGCTCGTCGAGTGGGCGCGACGCTTCGGGCTGACCCCGGACGAGGACGAGGACGAGGACGAGCGATGACCGTCGTTGGGCGCTACTCGAAGTACCGGCGCTGGGCGATGGCGCTCGCGGTCGAGCTGGGCTACGAGACGGACGAGGATCGGATCGTGGCGCTCGTCGCCCTGTTCGATGCCAGCCGTGAGTACGTCCCGAAGATGGGCGCCCCGATGTTCCGCGACTACGCCCGGTCGCTGATCGAGGCGAGGCTCGAAGAGCATGCGCGCGCGTGACGTCTGCTCGGTCGCCGGTTGTCCCCATCTCGCCGTACGTCGAGGCCGCTGCGTCGCGCATGCGCCGAGCCCGTGGGCGGACAGCGAAGGGCGACGGCGAACGCTGGGCGTCCCGCCGCGTGGGTCGTACCGTCTGCTCGCTGCGCGTGTGCGTCGACGGGATCGGAACCGCTGTCGATCGTGCGGCGCTGAGGTCGCGCCCGGCGAGGGTTCGGTCGATCACATCGTGCCGCGCGCCGAGGGCGGGCCGACGATCGAATCGAATCTCGCCCTACTCTGTGAGACGTGCGACGAACGAAAGACACGCGACGATCTCGCGCGTATGCGAAAGAGTAAACGATGAAAGTAAAAATGGGCGGGGGGACCCCCGTCGAAATGAACGAAAGACCC